TTACTTGTACTGCTAGCACCTTTGACTCGGCCCACTGCGATGCCATCTGCAGGATCACTTGAGCGTACTTCGCCTGAGTCTGCATCTGGATTGTTAGCCGTCACAGTTGAAGTCTTTTTAAATTGATTTACTATATTAGCAGTACTTGATTGACGTTGTTGATTAAAACTCTGCTCGTGTTCGTCTTCATTTAGGTCGTTAATGCGCAGACTGTCCACGTTAAACTCTAGATCTACTTTCTGTCCTACACCCGAACTACTACGTGTTTTCATAAACTGTATCTGATAACGACCACGTTCTTTCATAGCACGGCTAGTAAAGATACCAATTACGTTATCTGCTGTCTGGATCTTACTCAATCCTCCTGAGATATGACTATGATCAAACTCAATCTCTTCTACAGCCGCACGATTCAACTGTGCCGCAGTAACTACTACTGTTTGGCTTTCCATGGCAAGGTTACGCAGCTCTTCTGACACGTACTTGTCTTTGACAAACAGATCGCTAGGACTAACCTTCACTGATAGAGGCATCATAAGGTCTAAGTAGTCCACTAAAAGAATGTCAGGTTTTTTGCCTGTTTTGACTTCATATTCCTTCAAATATGATCTCAAATCATTACAATTCTTCCCAGAAGGCATGTATTTTATCTGCATTCCACCTGCCTTCCGACCCGTGAGTTTAACCTTCATTTCCACGTCATCTAAGTTCTTAAACACATCACGTGTGGCAACACCTGTGACCATACTGTCTACACGCATACCAACTAGCTCTTCGCTCAACTCAAATGTAAAGTATATGACATTAAGTCCAGCAAGTGCAAAGTTCACACCTAGGTTAGCTAGGAATAATGATTTACCACCGCCCGATCCAGCACACCAAATGTTCAGCTCGCCGCGTTTTAATCCGCCATAGAGTTTACGATCCACACTGGGCCATCCTGTTGATACTTGCCCTGCGTTGTCTTTGAGCTTCATCAGTCGAGCTCTAGGATCATTCCAATAGTCTGTGCCCATGTCTTTGGTAAGACTAATTTGAATAGCATCCTTGACTAGTTTTTCTACAGGACCGTAATCACCTTTTTCCAGCAGGTCGGCACTTTGTAAGATTGCACGCTCTAGACTCTTATGTCTACTAAACCGTTCAAACTCTGACAATAGCCACTCATAGTTTTGTTTAGGTAAGATCGCAGGATCTAAGGTCATCTTGCAGGCTGCGTTGATAATACTAGCTTCTGGCATGACTTTATAGCTGTCCACATACTCAGTCATGAACTTGGCTGCGTCACGTAACTTCTGATCGAAGTTCTCGGGCTCAAATATGCTCTGACAGCGCACAAATGTTTCTGCATCGCTTAAGAACATCTCCAAGTAAAGTTTTTGTATGTCGTAACTGTAATCCGTATTAGTCATGTAGGCTCTCTAGTTTTTTCTTCTGTATCTCTAATTTAATCTTATTTGATTCTCTGTAGTGCAAGATTGTGGCTAGGGTATAGACCTTGCCATACTTCTTGACTGCGTCTGCTACATCCTTGACATCATCACCCCACGGCGGCAGGCTCATGCTCCATCCGTTATCTACAGCAGCCTTGAGCATCTTGGCTCCGGCACGATCACGATCCGGTACTACGATCACTTCACGACCTAGTGCATTGATGCGTGCTATCTGTATGTCGTTAGGATCGTTGTGCATAATAGCAACACCGCTTACAGCTATGGCGTCAAACTGACCTTCTACTACTATGCAGAACTTCCTATCGTTGGTCTGTGCATCTAGATTAAACACATACCCGTTCTGTGCGTGTGTAAGGTACTTGGGCTTGCCGTCAGTGATCTTGCGCCCAGTATAGCCCACTACCTGCTGTCTGTCTGAGTAAAAGGGTATGATGACCCTGTCACGGTACCCAGAGGCTGCACTCCAATGCCATGGGTAATCCTCTAGGGTTAACCCTCTGGCCAGTATGTATTCTACTACGGCTGCTAGGTCGGGCTCGGTACAGCCCTCGGCTGCCCACTGGAGTATGGGCTTACACTCTTCTGGTAGGGCAACATCTAGTAGTTCAAAGCTCGCGGTCTTGGTCGCCTGGGGTACAGCATCTTTCTCACGTAGGGCTTCTAGATTTAATTTATTAAGTTCAGTGTCGGGTAGGCCCATCCACTTGAGTAGGTCTTTGGTATTCTTGCTGAGTAGCTTACCTGGTTGCCAGCCTGCTTTAAATCCGCAGTTGAAACAACTGTATGTGAACCCATCTGGAGTAAACAGGATGCCACCACGTTTACGTTTGTCTTGACGTTCGCCTCTATGATGACAACAGGGTGCGTTAAAGCTAACCCAGCCGCCGCTGGTTGCTTTACGATTAGATGGCAGTATGCCTTGTACGCTGGCCTGGATAAGGTTCATGCATACAGTTTAACTTCTATAGAGGATTTTGTCAACCGTTCCTGCGTATGCTGTATCGTTGTTTTCTTGTGATACTGGATTCTTTGCAGGTATGTAGCGTACACGTATCTTAGCAAATACACCGTTAAAGTTTATGTAATCGATACCTGTAAACCTATCGTAGGTCTTGTCGCTGATGATGGCATAGTTGCCGAATGTCGCAGGATCGTTTTCTAAGGTGCCTTCGATTAACACACGACCTTTGTACGCTGTCATATAGGTAGCAACAGTATGTAGGGCTACGTTTGATTTAAATTCAGGATGTGCGTTTAGATTGCCACTGTAGTATTCGTACTGGCGTTTGTCTTGATCTGCATTGTAATACACATCGAAGTGAGTTACTTCTTGGCTAGGAACCAGCACTGGGAATATATCGTGACGTACTTCTACAGTAGCCCCAACGCCGTAGTAGGTGTTTGCGTATGCAGGAGTATAACTTCCATCAGTATCCATGACTTTAATGGCTGCTTTATAGTAAACGCTTTCACAGGCTAATAAATCGCTTTCTGTGAACGAAACTTGACCTAATCCGCGTAAAGCAAGGGTAGTACCATCGTCTAAAATTTCTACATCCTTTTCGACTAGATTTCGTTGATTTACAGTATCAAATAGAACGAAAACGAACTGTTTTGAGGCAATATTTAATAGTTTTTGGTCACTATTTTTGAACTGGAGTTGTACTGTGTTCTTCAGTCCTTTTTGTAATTTTAGCTCGCGTTGATACATAACGTTGTTGATCCTATTGTTATTGTCCAAATCTAGTATTACTTCGAACAGGTTGGTATATAAATAGACTGGTAATTTCATATGAGTATTTATTGTAGCTAATGACAACAAGAGACGAGTTTCAAACTAATTTTCCCTTTATGACCTGTATCCGATCTAACGATCTAGAATACATCGGTATCCTAATCAACTACGACACTAATGTTACTAGCATTTACGATTTTGCCATCATACGCACCGAAGACGAAAAGAAATCATTCTTAGATTCAGGCGAAGTATGGTGGTGGGAGTCTAATAGAAAGATTCCAATTAATATATTCTTGAAGCAAGATATGATACCGTACCGAGAATACATTAAAACATTTAATAGCAAAGATATCGAAATAGTATTTGGTCCTATCGTTAATCTTAGCGAGTTGGCTGAGAAAAGAGTTAAACGTAAATCAATACAACTAGTTCGAAGTACTAAGAAATCTCGTAACTAACCTTTTCGCAGATAAGATTTAACTGCATTACGATTACATGCGAATATCCTATAGCATGCGACTTCTTAAAACTATACCCTTCATCAGTTTTAGCCCATACTTCATCCTGTATGCTATCAAACCCTTCAGCCGCACATTTAACTACCAGATGTTTCTTACCTGGACGTATGAGCGCCAATACAGTAGCAAGTTCTAATATGCTTGTAGGTTTGAGCCCTGCTAGTAATCTGTCATATCCGTTGATGTGGAACAGTTGATCACATACTTCTTTTTCATACAGTAGATCCCATAACGGCTCTACGCTCATCAGTTGATTGATATGCTCTTCATTCTTAACACCTTGATAGACGCTGACGTTTAAGAAATCAATCTTGAAGTAACCGCGAGCTTCGGCAGTCTCATAATCAATAGTTGCTATATTGGTTATAGGGTCTACAGGAATCTTTTGTAAGTACACACCTGTGTTGTGTTTCTTGACTTCACCTTTGTCGTTGCGTGCAGCAACTACATGAGGTATCTTAGCGAGTATGTCCTCGCGATTAGCAAAGTCTATATCAATGTCGCATTGTACTCTCATTCTATACCTGCTTCTTTACAAATCTCTTTAACCAATGTAACATCTGCTGGAACTGATTTTAGTTTCTTTAACCAAAACGGAACATCAAATGCAGGCGCAATCAATTCTAACTGTTCATCATTAAATCCGCTGACCATGCCTTTGCCACTCTTACAGTTTAATATCACCCACGGACTAATCTTGCCATTGCGTATATCGCTGACTGCTCGATTGTGGTTGACATAGTTAAAGTAGTGATTAAATTGTGCTTGGCTGATGTCACCCCATTCCATCATAGTTGTAAGTGTGCGTTGTACTGCTGCCTCAACTGGTTCTACCTTGAGCATCTCATATAGATAAGTTTCATACAATTCGTCACGGCACCAGTGGTCTAGTTTGACTCCACTCTTGATCACAAAGTCAATAAACTTATCTGGATATAATGGATTTACATTATTAACAAAACTGCCAAACTTAACAAAGGCATTGTAATAAGAACTCTTACAAAACTCTTCGTAGGTCTTGTTCTTCTTGGCATTTTGAGTTAATTGATAGAAACGATTGTAGGTAATCATACCTGTGAGAACCCGCTTCTCGTCTCGTTGTAGAGCTCGACGTTTTTGCTCACAGAGATGTGCTATTAGTGTTTTTTCTTTCATAAAACTTTTGCCACAATGCACACAGTTAAATGGCTGCTCTTCTAACTTAATCATTCGTAGTCTTTTCGTTGCTTCTTATCAAAGCCCATCTTATCGAATAGTTCTATTTTATCTTCTTTGGTCATCATGCTGCCTAGCAACTTAATCTCACTCATCTTCATTGCTGGATACAGTTCACATAATAACTTTTCAATCTTGTTGGCTTTTTCTTTTGAGTTTGCTTTGAGATATTGATGACGTACATGCATGCCTGCACCTACACCTGCAAATAGTTTCCACAGTAGAGCTTTATGATTCTTACTAAGCGTCCAGTGATCTTTGTTCACAAGTTCGTTGGTTGTTTCAATAAACCATTCTTGGATATCTCTATCACCTTCTGCATTGCTAACATATCGCATTAGGATATAAGGACTAAATGCTTTCTTCTCGCCTTCGGTTAGGTTGTCGTAGAAGTTATAGTTTCTAAGATCAACTCCTGCTAGTTCACGTTTAATGTCTAGATGTTCTGCCATATTACCAACACTTTGTATAATCTACTATTTCACTTTGACGACTTACTTCTTTGACGAAGTAAGCACACGTAGGATTCTCACCACTATGTAACGGAGTACATAACAGTTGCCCTGGCTTCATCTTTGGAAAGTACCATTTAACATCTTGATAGACATTAATGATATCGATCTCTAATAGCTCTGGACGGAATGAGCTGATTGGATTAAAACAGAATGTCTTAAACCCTCTGTCGTTCAAACTTGTTAATGGTAGTACTTCCATATCTGGTCCTTCTGCATCACCTACGATAGTACACCAATCTAATGGCATAGTAATTTCGTAAGGACCAACTTTTAATACAGCCGCTGGAGCAGTAAATGATTCTAAAAAGATCAACGGTATAAAGAAATAGTCCGGATTTCCAGAATCACTATTATCTAATACACTAAATCTTAGATCATCATCTACTTCGTCTGGTAGATCGTTTAGGTAGTATGTTCGGTTCTCTAGAGTTAATATTTGCATTATTGGTACTTTACCTTATCAATTGTAAACGGATATTTTGCATCTTTATAGTACCGTTTTCGTTCTGTTAAATGTCGTTTAGCATATTTTGTGCTAGCAGTGATGTCCCAGATTTGTACGAAGTCTTTGTCGTCGGCTTTTCTAATGCCTCTTCCAATACTCTGTATAACCCTAACAAAGCTCTTTCCGGGCTCCAAAAGAACCATATTAAAAATACGAGGGATATTAATACCCACAGCGGCCACACCGTAAGTCGCCACAATAATCTTGTT